TCAAGGTGTTATCTACAACATCAACGACTAATTTTACCCATCCGAGCCTCAAGCCAATGAGGCTTCAGAGCCTAGAAACGGGCAAAGGAGAATAAAAATGTCTACCAGTTGGGATTTTGGGAGCGGTAGCACTAACAACGGCAGCGTAGGGTTAGGGGCTATTAACGGGGTTGCTCAAGGTATTTATGAGGAATCTGCTACGCAAAGAGGGCCGCTAGGCGCGAAACTTGAGTTTAGTGACGGTCGCGTTTTTCGGTATGCCAAGTCTTCAGCGGCAATAACAGCAAGCAAGGTTGTATCTACCGATAATGTGCAACTCATCGCTGCTGACACGGACGGAACTTTTACCGCAGCGGCTGCTGGGTCCACGGAAATTACATTGACAGATACCACCTTGAGTAGTGCCACTAAAAATCTTTATGGTGGTGCTTATCTTGGTAACATCACGAATCTGGAGCAGTATCGCATTAGGTCGAATACGGTTGCTGTTAGTAATAAAGTCACGTTTCACTTGTACGACGGGATTGTAACCGCCGTCGCGGCGACTGATGATTACCAGATTACACCTAATCCGTATGCAAGCGTCATTACGGCTACGGTCATTGATGGCAGCTATGACCGCGTTGCAGGTATTACAATAAGAGCAGTCACAAGTGGTTATTACTTCTGGTTGCAAACTGGAGGCGTGGCCTACATCCTAGCTGACGCTGCTGCTGCGATTACTTTAGGTGTTATGGTCTCTAATTCGGATTCAACGGCTGGGACTATTCAAGTGAATAGTGCCGCTGCTGATGAGTTGATCATTGGTCATGCAGTAGGAGCCGCCGCCGCAAGTAAGCCATGCCCAGTTATGCTTACTGGTCTTGAGGCATAAGGCTTCATAGTAACGAGTGTAAGTATTTCACCAGGGAGAGCGGGTCAGTCATTGATCCGTTCTCCCGTTTCCTGAGATTAACGATGCCAAAAGTAAGTGAGGGTTCCCAGCTCAAGCCGCAGCCAACCCCGCAGGGTGTGCCGGTGCCGCCCGAAGCAGATGAATTTGCCGAAGAAGCCGCCGCGCCCCGACTTAATCCCAGCAACGTGGTGCAGCAGTTTTTAAATGCTTCGGATGAGGAAAAAGAAAAGATCCGTATTGCTCTGGATCTTAATAAGACTCATGCGCGGCAACGTCGCGGACGTACGACCAATAATGATGTTCGCAATACGGCCAAGGCGTTTGGCGAGGTTACACATCATCCCGATTTCATTCCTGACCCTCCTGACCGCATCGCGCAGCGCGGTTTTGAGGCGGTTGAGATCTGGAAAACCCGGTGGCTGGAGGGCAACGGCAATAATTTGAGCGAATATGACCTCGATCAGATTGCCGCCGCCGCACATCAGTAGTGGCAGACTTTGATGGTGATGTCACTGTCTTCGGCGCACTTAACGCGGCGACGTTTTATGGTGACGGAACCCAGTTTTCTGCACTGGCGGCTCCGCAGTTTACGACTACGGAACGCGATGCGCTTGCCTCCCCGTTCAATGGTTTATTGGTCTACAACACCACTGACAATAAGATCCAGGCATATGTTGACGGTGCCTGGACAAACATGCATTGACTAATCTACAGATCATACAACTGGCGCTACAGCGTGTTGGACTGAATACCACCAGTTCGACCTTCAAGGACTCAGCCCGCGATTATCTGAACCTGACGGCAAAGGATGTATCGTCTCGCGCCAAATGGTTCTGGATGTTCAAAAGCTCGAATTTTACCGTTACTGCCAGCACCCAGACCTATAGTCTGGCTGCAGATGTAGCCGAACCGCTGTCGTTTCGCAATAACTCGCAGGATCACGTAATGCTCATCATCGATTCGCAGACCCTCGATGCGGACGATCCTAACCATTCGCAAACCGGAGACAGTCGCTACGTAGTGATTGAGGGCATTAACTCATCTACCGGATACATCGATGTCGCGCTTTATCCGACTCCGTCGAACAGCAGCGATGTCATCAAGTATCGCTATTATGCCTTTATTCCCGATTTTGATTCGGACAACGATTCGGACTCGATGGATCCTTATATGCCGCCGCTGGTGCAACCGGCGCTGGTCTTCGGGATAGCCGCGCTCTACAAGGAGGAAAAGGGAGATGATCAGGGCGCGATGATGGATCGGCAGGAGATGGAACGGGTCATTCAGCGGGCGCTGGCGCAAAATCGTAATGTGCAGGGTAACCGTTCTTACAGACGCCGGCGGGTCGATGAGGGCATGGGGTACGGTTTTGCGTTTCAGGTTGAAGAAGGCACTTTGAGCTGATGGCGATTGCTGCCAGTACGCTACAGTACGGTCCCTGGTCCAAGGGGGTGCGGTACGATCAACCGGCAGAAGATCTGGGAACAAATGCGCTTTACACGATGACCAACTGCCGTATTGGTCAGGCCGGTGAGGTGGAAAAGCGCAAGGGGTTTGCCAAGTTCAACAGTTCTAGCCTCAATTCTGATGCCACTATTACTGCTGTCGGGCAGGTGACGCTGGCAGGGACGGAAAAAACCTTTGCTATTGCCGGCAACAAATTCTACGACATAACAGGGGGCAGTGGCACAGATCGCAGTGCTTCGATAACGATCACCGCCGGCAACGATAATGTTTTTGAGTGGGCGCTGGCTGGTTCGACGCTGGTGCTGACCAACGGGACGGATACCGATTCGATTACTTGGGCCGGTGGAACGAATAACATCGCCAATCTGGACGATGATAGCCGTTTTACCAAAGGCAAGCATATAACCTATTTCGATGGCCGTCTATGGATCGGCAACGTTAACGGAGCTGCCTACCAACTCTGGCGCAGCAGTGTCGGAGACATCACCGTCTGGGGATCTACCGACTATTATAATTTCGACCATGACATCACCGGAATTGCGCCGCTGGGCAATGCGCTGGCGGTGCATACGGACCAAGGCATACACATCCTCACTCCTACTGGCAACGCTACGGTACCGTATTCGGTACAGCGTCGAGCTCCAGCAGGAACGGTGTCGGGTCGCGGCATTGTTAATCTGCCATCGGGCTTGCAGCTTTTCCCTCGTCTGGACGGGTTCTATGCCTGGGATGGCAGCGGTAAGGTCACCAAGATTTCACAGGCGCTGGATGGATCTCGTTTCTGGGAGAGCTTGAACAAGGCCAAGTTGAATTTGGTGCATGGGTTGTTTTATCCCACCTCGAATGAGATCTGGTGGTTTATTCCCTACGGCGCATCGCAGGCGACCAACAACTACGTTATTATTTATAATACTCTTCTTAACTGCTGGTTTGGTCCGTATACTGCCATGGCGCGGGACAGTTCGGCGCTGGTGGATGATCTCCCCCATGCTGGTGGTTTCGATGGGCATATATATACTCATGACACCAATGATAACGATGCCGGGACAGCTATCCCAGCCGCCTTTGAAACTGGAGCCCCGCCACCGCAAGGAGCGGATGTGCGAGTGCGCTGGCTGTATGCGCGGCATTATTTCGACGCGCAGTCGTCAGCGTATGATGTGCAGGTAGTGCAGCAGTCGCCGAAGATAAACGGGGTCACTCAGGCGTTGTTGATGGGCGAAGCGTTTGCGGTCCTGGGCAGTTTTACTATCGGTACTGACAAGCTTGGTGGTTCAAACCAGGCTTTGTACGGGGATACTGATCTGCAAGGTTGGGACAACAGTACCCAGCTCAAATACACCAACAATGCCAGCGATGAACCGTTTACGTTTCGTCGTGTTAATCTACAGTACAAGCCTATTGGCAGGCTACGCCGCCGTAAAATTGTAGGGGTCGAATAATGAATTATATGGATGTTGAAGGTTTTCCAGGCGCTACTTCTCGATCCCCACGTAAGAAAAAGAAAAAGCAGGTGCGGCCTACTGCAAATGTAATGTTGCCGGGAGAACTGCCGCTGCCAGCAAGGACGGTTAGCCCTTTACCGCTGGCACCGGGGCAACTGCAGCCATTTGGGGTTGACCCGCCTGGTGCGGGAACGTCGGTAACTCCTACGACAACTGGTGTTCCGGATGGTAGTGACGATCTTGCGTTCGAGGACGCGCATCCTCGAGTGGACTATGCTCAGGCAGCTCAAAACGAGCTTGCGATTTTATTGCAGCCAACACATCCATTTGGGGTTGACCCGCCTGTCCGTGTTGCGGAACCGGAGGGTGCGGTGGCGCCGGGAACGGCTATAGTCGCTGCAGACCAGCCGGTTGGGGTGGATCCTGTTACTCCAGGTAGTCCGGTATCGGTAACTCCTACGACAACTGGTGTTCCGGATGGTAGTGACGATCTTGCGTTCGAGGATGCGCCTCCTCTAGTAGACCCTAACGCTGAAGCGGCACGTCAGCGTGAAGCTGAAGCAGAGCTGCAGCGTGAAGCTGAAGCGGCACGTCAGCGTGAAGCTGAAGCAGAGCTGCGGAGGAAGCACGATGAATATGAGAGTTATCGCCAGCGTAACAGGAGGGAAGATGAGCGGCAGATAATACAACGTAAAAATCGAGAACAGGCAGAGCTAGAAGCGGCAGAGCTGCAGCGAAAAGAAGCCGCACAAACGGAGCATCAACGTCTTGAAGATATGGCGCAGCAACGGCTGCGAGAAGAACTGACTGATGCTCAACGGCTGCTTGCCGAAGCTATGACGTCTGGGGTTGACCCGACCGCTGTGTCTTCTCTGGGAGGTCTTAACGCTGCAGACTTGGTGTCTGGGGTTGACCCGACCGCTGTGTCTTCTCTGGGAGATCTTAACGCTGCAGGCCTGGTGTCTGGGGTTGACCCGCCCGGTGGCGCGGTGCCATCTGGCACATCTGAGATTGTATCGCCTGAAATCGCTGCTGCGGGGGGCTATACTGATCGTGAACTGCGGGAACAACAGATGCAGGAACAGCATAGCATCCTGACTTCGGCTGAAGCGCTGGCGGCAGAGAGAGCGGGGGGATTAGAGCGCCAACGTCCAGAGTTGCTGGCAACTGGTGATGTGCGTTACGATCCAGAGTATTTTGGGTACGAAGGCGATCTACAGAAGGTCATTCTCGACGCCCTGCGGCAGAATTTGACCGGGGCTGGAGGCATGGATATGCGGACTGCCTCGCAGATTGCTGATCTGGAGGAGCGCCAACGCAAGGATGAAACCCAGACTATGGAGGATCTGCAGCGTCTGGGGGTGTTGCATGGTGGCGGTGATACGGCTGATGTGCTGGGGGAACTGCGGGCTGGGTATGGGCGCACCTATGCTGATATAATGGGGGCTGCTCAAGGGCGTAGCGATCCTCAACTGGAAGCAGCGATGAATCTGGCGCGAATGGCATCGGATCGCTACATGACTGGTGGTGAGATGATCGGGCGTCTGGGTGGTCAGGATACGCTAGAGGCACGATTGGCCCAGCAGGAGGCGCTGGAGCGCGGGGAGGACTTGCAGCGCGGGGACGTGATGCTGGAGCAGGATATTGCTGATCGAGCGCTGGCGCGGGGACTGACACTCACTGAACCGACTACGCGAGAGCGTTTCGAGGAGGGTGTGCGTGGAGCGCAAGAAGCTGAATCGCTGGCACGGGCCGGGATGACTGGATATCTGGGTGACCAGTCTACTATCAAGCGCGAACGCATGTTGGATCTGGAGCGTGAACGTGACGAGGCGGTGGCTCTGGAGCAGGCCGAAATGCGTGAGCTTGAACGTGAGCTGGCAGCAGGTCAGGTATCGCTTGAAGGCGAAGAGGATCGTATCGTCACGATAGCAGGCCAGGAGGCTGGGGCCGAAGAGAGGATGCAGACGGAACGTGTAGATGCAGATAAGGCGATGCTGAATAGGGAGTTGAGTAACCGCGTAATGATGGGTCTGACTGATGCAAAGAAGGCTAGAGATATTCAGACTCTGATAAATGAGGGTAGAGTTAATGAAGCGGCTGCGCTGCTTGACGTAAGAGAGGCAGAGTTAGAATCTGCTGGTGAAATGCAGGCTGCGGATATAGCTGCAGATAAGGTAGCTTTGGTTCGGAAGCTGGGTAACCTCTTATCGCTGGGTAGAATAGATGCAAAGAAGGCTAGAGATATTCAGACTCTGATTAATTCTGGCGATCTTGCCTTAGCAGGAAAAGAGCTGGAGGTAAGAACAGCGGAGTTGACATCTGCGCAGGAGATGCAGGCTGCGGATATAGCTGCGGATAAGGTAGCTTTGACTCGGGAGTTGGGTAACCGTATAACGATGGGTAAGATAGATGCAAAGAAGGCTACAGATATTCGGACTCTGATTAATTCTGGTGATCTTGCCTTAGCAGAAAAAGAGCTGGAGGCTCAAACCGGTCGTCTGGACATGGCGCGTGAGATGGCAGCAGGTGAAGTCACTATAGATGATGTTCGGACGAAGACGTTGGATGCTGGACGGTTGGAACTGGAGGAGGATCTCACCAATGCTCAACTACAGCAGCTCTACCGCACTGAACAGGGTCAGTCGATAGCTAATATGATAGCGCTGGTGAATACCTTGCCAGAAGGATCAACTCAAAAGGAAGACTTAGAAGCAAAAATTGCAACGGCAATAGGGGAGAGCGTCGAAGACGGGGCCTTGAAAAACCTTCTGTTTAATATGCTGGATGTGAGCAAGACTGATTTTGTCAGGCAAGAGGATGGCGCAGTAGACGGCGCAGACCAGGTGTCGCGTGTGCCAGCTGGGGATAGGGAATACAAAACGGAGGAGGATTGGTTAGCTGACAATCCAATCCCAAAAGGCTACAACGAGCGTGAGGGGAAAATTGGCAAAGAGCCGGATAAATGGAGCCGTGACTTCCACGGCACCCCAACTGATACCATTGATAAAAAGTGGATTGCCTGGGATCGTCGCAACCAGGAATTCCTAGCCTGGGATCGTCGCCGGCAGGATTTTCTGGATAATGTGTTGGAGGAACCAGGTCAAGACGTAGATACGTCTACTACAGACGAAACAGCGGCAGGTGACACAGGTCAAACGGGCATCTTAGATCTTGATCCAGAAAATAATGAAACATCTGATCAAGAGGCACAGGATGATGCTGCAGTAAATGATGGTACGGCTGAAGAGGCAGAACAGGGCACAGGGACTCCCAAGCAAAATCGCCAGGCGTTAAAGATAAAAATTACAACTGACTTGAATGCTGATATAAAACAGAGTTGGCGACGCCCTGGGTCGGACACCTTCGTGGTCCTCCTAAGCGACGGCACCTATGTCATAGGAAATTCGACCACGGGCGATTATAGTCAGGCTGAGAGCAAGGCAGATGCTAAAGAGCAAACTGGCATGGGCCTGAAGCGTTAGAAACAATAAAGGAGATTTTTACCATGGGTCCGTTAGCGGCATTTGCGCTTAAAGCAGCTCCGTTTGCGTTGTCACTTGGCAGCCAGTTATATGGTCAACATGCGGCTGGCAGCGCAGAAGACGAGCAAAAGAAACAGTTGAAAAAGACGCAGCGGGAGCAGGAGTTCTTGAATGCGATGGCGACGTTGCGCCGCATTGCTCCGCAGCAAGCAGCATCTGGGCCTTATGCCCCTAGCGGAGAACAGATGGGCCGGCAGCAAACGGCGGGCATGCTAAGTAGTCTGGCGAGTCTGGCTCCGTTATTTATGGGGACTGATTTTTACAAGAATTTGGGTAAGAAGCCATCGGTCTTTGATACTGTAATACCGTTTAATCCAGACGCTCAGAGCCTCCCACCGGATTACCGGTCTCTTGTAATACCCCGTGCGGGCTTCCGGCAGCCTTACGCTTAAAGGATATGGCTACATAATGGCAAGGATTCCGAGGAATGTACGAAATTTAAATCCTGGTAATTTAATGCCACCGACTGACGCTGAAGGTTATGATTGGTGGCCGGGGTATGCCGGTTCAGACCCAGGCGGTTTTGCTCAATTTAAAGATGCCAAATCTGGCATCAATGCATTGCTTCAGCAAATAAGAATAGATAAAGGTCGCAAGTTGACGCTGCGGAAATTTATTGAAAAATATGTAGGCAAAACAGCTGATCCAGAAGGGACAGCAAATGCCTTGCGTAACGTCCCCCAGATTTTGGGAGCAAGGTTAGATACGCTTTTAACTGAGATTCCCTCAGATTCGTTGGCCCGTGCTATAACTCAAAGCGAGGGGGGTGCAGCGGCAGCTGATACTTTTAAGATTCCCTCCACGGAAGAAGAGATAGACCTGGGAGTTGCAGCGGAAGAACTGGGAATTGATAAGGATCTATTTGTAGGTCCGCCCGTGCCTAAGAACTACTACACGGACACTCGATACAGTCCTACTACTACTATTGATAAGGATCTATTTGTAGGTCCGCCCGTGCCTAAGGACTACTACACGGACACTCGATACAGTCCTACTACTGAAGTCCTTAAAGGTGGGGTATCTCCAGTTTTTTCTGGATTGGCACCTCTTGTAGGTCCACACAGTCCTACTACTACTATTGATCAGGAGCTATCAACTGTAGGTCCACCCGTCTTTGACACCTGGGACGAGTATAAACGTCTACGTGACAGTCCTACTACTACTATTGATAAGGAGCCATTGGATCCAATTGTAGGTCCACCCGTCACCTGGGACGAGTATCAACGTCTACGTGACAGTCCTACTACTACTATTGATCAGGAGCTATCAACGCCTGCTCAAGCTGAAGCTGAAGGGCCAAGTTTCCTAAGTCGCCTTGGCGGGGCGATCAAGGATAACCCGATGATAGCTTCTCAAATAGCGCAGGTTGTTGGCGGTATAGGTTCGGGGGTATTAGGTGGTCGTCGCATGGCAAAGGAACAGGCCAAGGGCGCACGGCGGCAACGCGAGGCGATGAACATGGCAAACGCCATCAGCACCTTGACCAGGGGGCGTACGCAACCTGCTGTAGCTCCCAGGCCGGTTATATCCAAGCCAGGCGGAGCTGAAACCATCTTCGACATCCTTGGGACTTTAGGTCAGGGAGGTGCTCAGATCACGCAGGGGATACAGCAGCGTGAAGAGGCTGCGGAGGATCGCCGTCGCGCTCAGGAGATGGAGGATTTCCGAAAAGAATATCTGCGTAAAGGGCAGGATATTGAACGGTTCGAGGTAGAGCGTGGAATACAAGACGATCTGGCTAAAGTCGCAGAAGATGAAGCCAAGCGGGCAATGGCAGAATTTGAAAAGAATAATGAAGGAAAATTAGAGCCAGCGGATAGGCAAGAATTAGTAGCATATTTAGACAGGTTGGAAGAGCTTTTTTATAAAGGTAATCTTACTCAAACAGGCTATTTTGCGTTTGAGCAGCAATGGGGTGAGGGTGGTGAAATACAAGGTGATTTTGATTCTGTTATTTCAATGATGTTTGGTGCAATGAATAAACTGATGGGCCTAGGAAGAATGTCAGATAAAGACGTTGAATTGATAAAAAAGGCTTTGCCAGACAGGAACGATGCAGCAGGCAGGGTCAGGGGCCGTATTCGAGGTATAAAGTTTGCCCTAGATACTATGACAGGAGCAGCAGCTCCAGGTGGGGGGCCTCAAGGTGGCAAGTTCGCTGTTATGAGTGATGATGCTTTAGCTGACTATATCGAACACGAACCACCTCATGCTGATGTAGAGCAAGCAATAGAGGCGGAAGCGCAAAGGTAATAATAATGGCACCCTCATTAGATGAGAGAAGGCGACAAGCCGTAGCACGTTTGCGTGGTTTAGGTAGGGGTGAGGGGGGGGCGCTTGCGGACAGGAGGCGGCAAGCCGTGGAGCGTCTGCGAGGGCTGGGTGCGGGTAGTCGCAAGCAGATCGACAGTGTCGATGATTTTCTCAAGGCGTGGCAGGAGGAGGATGTCGATAAAGGGGAGCTGTTACTGAATATTCCAGGTGATATTTTGCAAAGCCTTGCGGATATCCCAGCTTCTTTACTTGAGTCTGCTACGAGTCCGGTAGAGACAGCAAAGGTGTTAGGCTCTTTGGCGGTAGGTGCAGCAGATTTGCCTCTGCGGATGGCGGGGATGGAAACAATGCATCCAATACAGCAGCAGGGGCGTGAAATGCTAGGTGGGATTGCTTCTCAAACGGCAAAAAGTTTGACCCCAAGTGAGTTAGAAAAAAGGCCAGTAAGACCCCTTGTGGATGTCGCATCGCTGCTTGCGGGAGGATCGGGCGCTCTTTTAAAGGGACTTGGGCAGGGAGCAAAATTGGCGCGTATGCCTCAAGCAGCGCAAGCACTTAGTAAGGCTGGGGGAACGGCTTTTTCGGCGGCCCCAGAAATGTTAGCTATGCGTGCAGCGGGAGCTGGGTATCGAAAAGGGAAAAAAGTAGCTGGGGATGTAGCTGGGGATGTAGTGCGTCGGGGAGCAAAAGCTGTGAGTGGACCGGCGAAGAGAATTTACAAGGATCTTAAAGTCCCAGGCGTAAAATTATGGGATGAAGTCGTGTCTGGTATTGAATCAATGACCACGGGCGCAGCGAAGAATTTGTTTCAAATGCAGTTTGACGCAGCTAGACAAGGTCTTGGGGGAGTAATTAAAAAGGCACGGGAGGGCAGAGAAGGGACTTGGGACGGTATAGTAAAAACCTTGTCGCTTGGTGCTACAAAAAGTAAAGAAGCAGCTCAGAAGGATTATACAAAAGTAAAAAAACAAATAAAAGATAGTGGGCTGGGAAATATAAATATACCAGATGCTAATGTAGCTGAATTCATAGTACCAACATTAGGTAAATTTGGCATAACCTTGGTGCGTAAGGCAGAAATGATTGCAGGGGAAACCAGGGGCTTTGGTGATAAATCGGGGAAGAAGGTGATGGGTGAGCGAGTACCTGGCCCACAAAAATGGGTAGTTGAAGGTTTGGATGATTCCAAAATTTCCATGTTGGGGGATAATAGGCGCATAATCAAAAGACACATAGAAAATGTGTTAAATCCCGATACAGGTCCATTAACCGTGGATCATTTGTGGAGCAAATTGGATGAGGTCAGGGATTCCATAAGCATATTGAGCCGTGCAGATGACGTATCATCGCGAACACGGGCGCTATTATCACAATTACAGTCTGATTTGTCTAATACCGTATATGGAGTTTTTGAAGCGAATGGAATTAGTACAGAATTTTTGCAAAAATATACAAAGGCAATGATAGATATAGATGAGTGGGATTCAATGCTGGGTATTCGCCCTGGCATGGTTGATAAAAAGGGGAACTTGGCAGAGGGGTTGGATTTGAATGTGGTAGGCAAACTGAAGCAGTCTTTTCAAGATACCAAGGCAGACGCATTGTTCCGTTTGAAAAAATTAGAGAAGTGGACTGATGATGTAAATGAACAAGGTAAAAAATTGGCACTTGCGCGTATGACAGGTGTGATGACTCACGAGCTTTTTGGGGCGGGATTAGTGGGCAAAAACCAGGCACACCAGGCACTTCGTGCTATGGCTACAGCTGCGGGAGCAATAACTGTCGGTGGCCTTGGGTTTGGTCTGGCAGGAGTGGGGGCATTAACGGGGGCATTAACGGGTGGATTAGTGTCCGTGCCTGCGATGTTCATGTTTCTGCCTCGCCCAGTTACTTCTATCAATCTGAAATTATTTGGCCCTAACAAGATGTTTGCGGGGAGGCGAAAAGCAGCTGATGCCAAGTTAAAAGCCATGGTTAAAAAAGTGCGAGAATTGAATCAAACTTTAAGGCCCATTGGAATTGATTTGAAGAAGATAGCTCAAGAGGGCATCACCATAGGTGCTTTTATGGAGCGTCTGCAGCAAGTTGTAGACGAAGAAGATAAAATAACGAGGCGATAACATGGGTACAATTTCCAGACTGACGACCTGGTCCACGGGCGACACCCTCACCGCCGCCGCTATCAATGCTGAATTTGACAACATCCTCTCGACCGCCAACGGGAGTTTGAATGCGGACAATTTGGGGGTTACTGCGGGCCAGGCAAGTGCCAGCAAGGCCATCGTTTTAGACTCGAATAAAGACTTCGCCAACGCTACTGGGTCCAACCAGATACGCAATATGACGCTTAGTGGATCGCTGAAGATTGGCACCACGTTCTTGCCTGACGCCAGTGGCGGTGCGGATTTGGGCAGTACGAGTCTGGAGTGGGGCGATGTGTATGTCGCTGATGACAAGTACCTCTACATGGGCAGCGGTCAGGACATCAAGATCGGCTACGATGAGACTACGACTGACTCGCTGGCGATCTCTGCAGCTGAAGGGGCTGGCCTGGCGGTAACGCTCCGCGCCGATGAAGGCGATGACGCTGGCGACGAGTGGAAATTGCTAGTGGCAGACGGCGGGACAATAACGCTGGGAAACGATATCGCTTCTGCCGGCACCTTTGTCACCCACCTCACATTGACGCCCCATGCGACCGTGTCGAGCTCCACGTTAGCTTTGGCAGGGGCATTAACGGTTGCAGGCACCGCTGGGATCACGGGCGTGGCAACTGTAGGTGGAATTACTATTGGATCGGCGGTAATTGGCGAGACTGAGCTTGAAACCATCGACGGCATCACTGCCGGCACAGCTTTGGCATCCAAGGCGCTGGTTTTGGACAGTGATAAGGACATCGGCACTATCCGCAACATTACCATCGATGGAACATTCTCTGACGGTAATTATACCTTCGATACCAGCGGCAATGTCTCCGGGTTAGGCACCGTCGCATCTGCGACGATTACGGCTACGGACACTACTGCTCCGCTGGTCCTCAAATACGATGCTGGGGAGTACGTTACCCACGCTGTATCGAGTGCTGGCGTCTACAGCATTACCACCACCGATGCCAGTAGCGACTCTGGGGCAGTGACGATAGACACAGTGGACTCGATTACGCTCGACTCCGATACGGCTACGGAGGGCGTCGTCTACGCCGATGGCGGAACGAACCTGTTACGAATCAGCAACTCATCCAACGATGTGGTTATTAAGCCCCTGGTTGATGCCAAGGACATCATCTTCCAGCAGTATGACGAGACTGAAGTCCTCAAGATAGATGACGATGGCTCGGTCAAGATAAGTGGCGGCTACGGCAGCACAGGCGTCACCGTCTCTGGCGCTGGTGTCCTACAGGCCAATGGGGCCATTACGAGCGATGGAGCCGTCACGGGGGCGACCTTGGCAGGGACGATCTCCACCGCCACCCAAAACAGCATCACTTCAGCTTCTTCTTTAGCCACTGTGGGCACCATCACCAGTGGCACTTGGTCGGGGGTAATCGACGGATCTGCTACGATGACGCTGGGGTCTGATGCTACGGGCGATATCTACTACCGCGATGCCAGTGGTTTTCTGGAGCGGCTGGCTGCAAGCACAGATGGCTATGTGCTTACGGCGACGGGCGCAGGGTCCATCCCTGCCTGGGAGGCTTTGGCCAGTGGGGGCGACTTCAGTGGACCCGGCTCGTCCACCAATAATGCTGTCATCCGCTTCGATGGCACCGGCGGCAAGACGGGGCAGAACAGCGGTGTGACGATAGACGATAGTAATAATGTTACAGGATTCGCTACCCTGGCTACGTCCGGTGCGGCCACGCTGGCCTCGCTCGTCTGTACTGCTGCGGGTACTTTTGGTGGCGGCTATGGGGATACGGGTGCCACAATATCTACTACTGGAGTTGGACAATTTAATGGTGCGCTGACTACGGATGGAGTATTCACTGCTGCCAGCCTTGATATATCAGGTGATGCAGACATAGACGGCACATTGGAGGCTGATGCGATTACGATTGGGGATACCGCCATAGGGTCTATTTACGGGGTTATTGCCGGTAGTTCTTCAATCGCCACGGTAGGAACAATCGGCACAGGAACGTGGGAGGGCGACGTAATCGCATCTGCTTACCTCGATGCTGACACTGCCCACCTAGGTACTACCCAGACATTTTCTGGCACAAAAACATTCTCGGCGGCTGTTAGTCTGGCTGACGGCTCGGCATCTGCTCCGGCGTTGACTAATACGGGTGATACAAATACCGGGATATTTTATGCGGCCGCAGACACAATTGGGTTTGCGACTGGAGGCTCTGAGCGTTGGCGCATTACTAGCACTGGTCAGCTGACGCCGAACGATGGAGCACTGGGAGATATTGAGTATATCCGAATTTATACAGGCACCAATGCGTATATCAACGCGAAAATACATGCAGTGTCTAATACCACAAGCGACGCCCATGCAACTAACGGCGATATTCGTGTGCATCAAGAGCAGACCGCAGACGATAATTATCGTGCTTTTTGTTACACTCAAGGTGGTAGTAATGCTCAGACTTTTAGAGTAATGGGGGATGGAAATGTTGAGAATATAAACAACTCATATGGCTCTATATCTGACATAAAACTAAAACAGAATATCACTGACGCGAGGAGTTACTGGGACAACTTCAAGGCCCTTCGATTTAAGAAGTTTCGCTTCAAGAGCGATGTGGCTGCTGACGCAAACGCCCCATATCGCTTCGGGCTGATAGCGCAAGATGTCGAGGCAATTTTTCCGTCGCTAGTGAAAAACAACGCGGATTTGAATCTTGACGGCACTGTCGCGGGAACAACTACAAAATCAGTCAAGCATTCAATTGTAGCACAAATCGGTCTTAAAGTGGTGCAGGAGCTGCAAGCTAGATTGGAAGCGGCAGAAGCGACAATAGCGGCACTAGAAGCCGCGTAGCAATGCCAGATGGCTTACAAGCCAGCGAAGCGCCCAACGACTCCAGACGAAGCGAACAAGGCAAGTCTGTTCAATCTGCGGCGGCACTATATCTCGATCCTAGAGGAGTTGGCAGAGTGCAAACGGCAACGCAAGGCGATGGAGAGCGTTGCCCAGACGCAACGGAAATCAGCGACCGATGCAAAGGCTACGGTCAGGCAACAGTCGAAGCAGCTGCTCACCATCTCGCGCCAGCAAAAAGCCCAGGAGGAGATGAAGAAGGCGGGAGCCTGGAGCGGCGGCGCTGCTATTTTCGTGATAATCCTCTACCAGGTTTTCCACGTGCTTGGCTTCCCTGGAGGGAACCAGTGGGAAAATTTTTGGAATCACGAAGCCGTCTATGGCGTTTGCATGTGCTCGATGACATATTTTACTGGTTGGGTTTATAAAGCGTTGCACCCGAACGCGAGAGACTGAATATGAGCGGCAAAGATAGACCGGACCAATGAACTGCTGCAGCGGCTCACGGTGGAATTTGCCGAAATGAAGGGACTGCTGAGTGCGGTCATTCAGCGTGATTAGACGCTATAATTTACCTCGTCGCCGCGAAGCGCTCTTTGGCCCTCGACGTAGCAAGAAAAAGAGGAGAATTAAATGATAGAAATTGCTAAAAAACGGGAGGAAATGGAGGCTGAACGGGAGAAGGTCGTAGAAGCGTTGCAGCAGGCTGTGCAGCGCGTCAACGAGTTGCGCGAGATCATACAGCGCCAGGAGGGCTATATGATCGCCTTGCGCGATTTAGAAGCGTCTGACGGCGCAGACAACGGGCAGATAGCAGAGTCAGTGGTTGAAGCAGTGGAGGAATTAATCGAAGATGAGCGACATGATGAAGAAATTGCTGCAAAAACTGGGCAGTAGAAAACTGGCAGTGACAGTAGTAGCCGCTGCAGCCACCGGCACCGGAATGGTCGAGATGACCTGGCCGATGGCTCTGGTAGCCGCAGCGTACCTGCTCAGTCAGGCGTATGTGGATCGCGGATCGTCATCAGTCTGACGATATTACCGGTATTTCTCCCTCCAAAAGCGCTATCACTGCCGCGATTGTCGGTGCATTTGGCATAGACATCAAATCGGTTTCGGGGATTTTCCATGCCTTGGCTGACCCGTCAGCCTTTTTGCGTGCGTTGGGAAATTCGCCAGAGCGAAGATGCCGATAGATGGTTTTCACCTCGACGCCTAGGATCTCTGCCGCTTGTGCGCTGCTGTAAAATCGGCACTGCAAGGCTGGCCGGCGCCGGTGCTCTTCAATCCTCCGTTTCAGTGTGGGCACGCTGATGCCCAGCGCCTTTGACGCTCCAGCGTGTGTCTTGTACATCCGCATCACGCGCTCGATTTCCCTCGCGGTGAATTGTTTTTGCCCTGGCATTATGCAGCTCCTTTTTTATCGGCTCACCTTTTCCTGGCACTCCAGACACTCCCACACGCGCTTGCGCTTGGGAGCCCCACAATAAACTCTGATGCCACGCTCGTAGATACTGCGGCCACAACAGGTTCTGAGGTCGTTGGCGTTGCTAACCCAGTGTATCTTCACCCTGCCTCCCAGTCTGCGGTCAAGTTCTTTTGCCATCTTTTGCCATCTTCTTCACCTCCAGCGGCACCAGGCCGCTGTTTATCAGGGCCTGACGCAGTCGGACATCGTCAAGCTCCAGATCAGCAGCTTCGAGGAACGGGAACATATCACCCTCAAGGAATTTCTTCGCCTCTGGCGCACCGCTCTTGTTCCACTGGCGCAGGGCGTCTAGAATGACTGACAGCGCCAGACACTGGTATCCGGGGTGAGAATGATTACCCATGCTGTGAAATCGCCCAGACAATCGTTTTGGCATTTTCTGCGATTATTTCCGAACCACGAGAGGACTACTCATGGCAAAAAAATATTGGTGTCTCGATATGCAGTATCGGCAGTAGCCTCACTACTCGTCGTGTGATCATCGTCAAATTGACAATTATCGCAGCTTCTTCCCGCACCTTATTCGATGTTCCATAAAGCACCGTGGCATGGTTATCTTTTCTGACAATTTTAGCGATGGTTGGGATGTCAAATATGTATGCTTGCCAATCGCCTTTATGGGTGTCACTGAGTGATTCGTGGACAGCAGCGGTAAGGTCATGGGCTATGAGTTTTAATTTTGCCGGGGTGACTCCCAGGGTCTGGACCTCCTCCAGTACCGCCGCCTCAACGACATTGACGGCACTCATAATGCGATGGTTACCGGTGCCTGGATGTAGTTGCGCCAGCTTGATCATTTCGAGGTCGATATATTGCCGCAGTCGCCGGATTGGGATATTGAGTATACGGGGGATATCCCTGATGCGATATGCGTGCCGATCATTCATTATGAGCTCGACCGCATTGTTTAATGCGATATTTTTCCTCATGGGCCGTTAGTGGTGATTTTACAGCTATCGTCACCGCGCACCACCTCTGTTCCAGGGACGCATTCCCCGTGATCAGTGTGGGCTTTAAGGATTGATTTTTTGTCTACTGTGAAATTGAGGTGTTGGACCTGGTATTCGGCAGGGACCTGGTTCTCGTCCTCCACCACAACCCGCAGTCGCCCGCGCACCTTCTGCAGTTTGCCGTGGACGAGGTTGACGCTTTTGGCTTTGATGCGAGATAGCCAGCTCTCCAGTGATTTTTCGTGGTAGGTGGCGTTGCGCCGAATTTTCTCTGTTTCGCGGTCCTGCCATGCCTCGATTTTGGAGATCTCCAACATGACGTGCATATCGATATCTCCAAGCTTCTCGCGGTGGTACGCCAGTGCCTTGAGATGATCTTCAGCATCAGTTTCACCATCCACGTATTCGACATCGTCCGGGTGTTCCTCTAGTCGTTCGTACGATTCCGCAAAAATCTCCAGATTAGAATCATCGAGCATTAATCACCTCCTCCGGTGGGAGTAGATAGGACATTGGGACTAGATCCGGCTGCGGCACCCAGTACAGCACTGAATTGCGGTAATCGTGGCGGTATTTTTTTGCCTGGGCGAGGTCGCCCCACATCCACCCCACCAACCGCACCTCCAGACCGTTAATAATTGCGAGTACGAATGGGTCATCGGGCGAATCGATGTCGCGCAGGATCAGATGCCCCTGGGGCAGTGCTGTCGATCGTAACTGATACACCCCGGCAACGTCCTTCGCGCTTTTGTCGGTGACGTGTCCATCGTAGTAGGTCTTCAGCCACTTCGACATTGCCAGTTCGCTCCGCGCAGAGTGCTGATACCCCTCAGTCTCATGGGCCACATCGATACTAGCATGGTGGTTGATGTGTTGGGTGTACCTCGCTAGTTGGTTCTGCGCTCCGATCAACGCCGCTTGCAAAAACTCGTGCGGCTCAAGCGTTATAATGACGGGAGCGGCCGCGACCCGCCGGCCGTCTGCTGGAGCTACACTCCCCTTTGAGTTTGCCGGGACGGACGCTCCGTCCCCTCTGGTAGCCCCACTGCCGCTCCCGCTCATACTCTCCCAGCGCGGATATGCTGTGCCGCGTCCAGTGCTTCGGCTAGCTGCCCTGTGCGCCCTGGTCCTGCCAGTCCTCGTGCCGTCTGGCAGAGGACATGTTGTGAGGCTAGCTGCGGCCCGCAGGTGCAGCGCATCAGATGTTTGATGGTCGCCGCGACAAGACGCTGATCAACTGGATCTCTTCGATCCAACTGCATCTCTGAGTTTAGGTGGTTTGCAATCGCAGCAGACATCTCCTGCTCCTCCCGCAATCGTGTGATCCAGTCATGCGCTGCCGTGCTCTCCTGCGTCGCGGATTCCTGCCGCCTCGCCTCGTCACGTAAGGTCTTGGTCGCGTCGAAACTGGCTTCGTTCGCCAACGCCAGGATCTGGCCGGGGTGAGGGTGAAACGTCGATGGCCCGCCGAAGTAGGCATCGATAGCCCCGATGAACTCATCGTCGCTGAGGTGCCTTATCTGCCGCCACCACATCGACATCACCTCTGGTTCTGCTGCGCGATTGTACTCCGCAGCCAGTATTTTCATACCGGCGGTGAAGGCGTCGCGGCTCAAGCGCTCAGGTGAAGTCGATTTTTTTGAAGGCTTCGGACCACTGCTGGTCTTTGAGGGTACGGCGGTGAAAAAATCCATTTTTCCCTTGCTGTTGTATGATTTGCCAGCACTTGAGATCTGAGTACGACTTGGATTTGTTCCTTAGTTTCATGGGGCTCAGCATATAGCCTTGGGTGACCCACTCCTCGAGCGCGTAGTCGGAGATCGTGCGGATCTCCTCCCATGTCAAGCCATCGAGTCGGTGCAGATCATCGAAAAGTTTCTGCCATTGCGCCGCTTGGCGAGCATCTGCTGACACCGTCGCCGGGTGATCGATCCACTTTTGCGCCAACTCTTTGACCGCATCGCTGGCGGTAGCGCCGTCTGCATGTTTCTGGCACATCCCCTCGACGGATTTTGCGCGGCTACGACAGCCATCTATTTCGCAGATAGGAAACTTTTGCCTGCCGTTACGCGGTGTCGCTGGAGCATCGCGCTGGCGTGGAGCGCTGGTCGCTACCAACTGCAGGATCTGGTTATGATCGATAGCATCCTGCAGTCGCTGACTGTCAACCTCTATTTGTATAGTGATTTTCATTCCTCAACCTCCTCCAAGGTTATTTCGATGCGCGGGTTTTTGCGATCCAGCACAAAATCGTCGCGGAATCCGCTGATCTGTTTGGGGCCATCGTCGGGTATGACGCTGGCCCTTACGAGGCCGTCGATCACGTATTTGGCCGTGATTCCGCGCAAGTTATCTGGATCTCTTTTCAGCGACTGCATGTGCCAAGTGAAGTGCAATCGTATCGGCGGTGTCATCGGTTTGAGCTGGGCCGCTTTGGCTTCCGCCCATACCCGATCTGTCCATCGCTTTTTCTCAGCGGCGTAATTTGACCAGTGTTTCTTGGCCGCAGCAATCGTCTGGTTGCTGGACGGCCAGTCACCGTGGAGCGTCAACTTCTGGCTCATCCTCCTCTTATAGTACGGCTGGCAGTATCTGTGCCAGCAGTGCGAGTATTGCGACGACGGTCAACCCGATGGCGAGTCGATCTGAGGCATTACTATCCAAGTGCATCGGTAAACTCCTCGATCAGTTGCTGTTTGATTCCGCGGATATGGCGGCACGCATAGTTCAGCTTCTGCCGCGAGCCATGGAGATACCCCAGACACGAACAGGTCCACCGGTCTGGGGCATCACCATAGCAGCGTACGGTGTGAGTCAGTTCCGGGTCGCTTGAGGATTCTACCCCCCACTGCCTCACCCCCGCTACCGAATAATGCTGTTCGATCATGGTCAGAACGGCAGGTCGTCTGAAGCTGCTTCAACCACTTCGCCGTCCATCGCCCCAGCGATCATTTTCGCCGCTGCGGCCTTGGCGGCGGCTTCGGGCGTAGCTTCGGGCGTAGCTTCGGTGGCACTGGGAGCGCGGATGCCGGTGCGCGTGCAATGAATAAATAGAACGTCTGCGGTGGTCCTGGTATTAATCCAGA